TAATCCCGCAAACTGAACCACTCCTTATGGTCGTCAATCGCCCGCCTCAGCCTCTTAAACTCCTCTGTCGTCAAGTGATACACGTCCTTATTCCGCATCACCACAAGCACCCTACTCACTTTAATCCCCTCCTGATATTTGCTTAATTAACTCTAATAGGTAATCTGTCTTAGCCTCGGCTCGCCAACTCCTCACGCATCGCCGCCTGCTTCTCCCGATACTGCCGCTGGTACCGTCGCTGATAAGCCGTCGCCTTCTCCCGATGCGCCTCACGCCACACTCGCTGGTAATCTCTCGCCTGCTTCACTAGCTTGCTCCGCACCTCCTCAACGTCTGATTGCCCCTCTCTCAGTTGCACCACTCGTATCCGTCCGTGCAAATATAGCCTGACACTCACTCGCACCAACTGAATACTCGGTTCTGATTTCTTTCGGCTATATCTGAGGATATACTCCCCATTATCTATCACTGCCTTATCGATATTATGTTTGTCGGCAAATTCAATCAATGATTGGTGTTGCTCAACAAGATGTTTCGGTAAAAATTGTTCTTCCATATTTCAATAATAGCATAGTGAGGAGATGTAAGTCAATATATTGACAAAGTTTCAAATTATTTTCCTGGAGAGAGGAAAGGAATATATATATGCCTCCTCTCTCCTCCCTTTTTATGCATACCCCCCATATAGTTTATTATATGTCAAGTCTATTATATTCTATATGTATGCTATATTATACTATCTACTATACTTGACATCCTGTAAAGCCTGTAAAATCTATATATATTTTACTTATATATTTAATTTTTTTTTTCTTAAAAAAAACAAAGAAAAAAAAATAAAAAAATTAAAAAAAAAACTTCATCTGTAATTTCATAAAACAATACATAAAATAAAGTTACTCACCCTTGACATTTTACCCATTATATTATGTTTTATTTACAACACTCACTTATACACAAAAAATATACAAAAAAATCAAAAAAAGTTTACAAAAGTATTGCAATTGTGTACACATTTTGCTATAATAAAGACAGTTAGGAAGGAAACAGCACAACATCAATCAAGGTGCGATAGTCAACACTTAACGAATAACTATCAAAAATAAGTCAATTAAAGAGGTAGAGCGATGACTATACAGGAATTTCAAGCAATCAAAAAACATCTTAATGAATGGTACTCAGACGATGAACTACGCGAGATGCTGGACGATACGACGGGCAGAGAATTAGTAAAGGGCGGCTGTTTTGCTTGTACTTATAGCGACGCGTGGGACGCGATGGCGGAATGGCACGGCGACAAGTTTGACGCTAGCCGCTACATATCGCCGCGAGCAACTGGGGCGTATTGGGATAACATCGACGATAAAGATTATTATCTGAAAATGCGGGGCAACGTGCCTTATCTGTGGACGGTCTACGTCGATAAGGTGGCAGTAGCACTAGAGAAAATTAGGGGCTAGAGATGAGTAAATGGCAGAAGCTGGGGCTAGTGGTGGCAGTAGTGCTACTAGTAGCCGGGCTAGTGATTGACAATAATTTAACAAAAGAATGTGTGGCGCGCGGCAATAACTACAAGGCGCGTGCTGGGATTGAATAAGAAGAAGGGACAATAGAATTATGAGTAAAATGCCATCAGTAAGCGAGCTTATACGACGATTTGAGGCTAAACACGGATATGAGCCAACCGCTGAGGAATTGACAGACGCGTGGTTCAGTGGTGAGCTAGATACGCCATCTGGGAAGGGTGAGGGGCGTTTAAGCAACACAAGCTATTTCTATCTCAATAAGGTGAAAAAAAGGCTATTCAGCGGGTTAGGGTTCTATCCTGGCGACCGTAAAATAGTAGAGCTATACCTAGCGGGCTATTTAACGCTATCAGATGAGGAGGAGGACGCTATTATTGAGCTAGCAGAACTAGAGGGCATGAGATAATTTATAAGCATAAAGAAAATTGAGGAGTAAATAGATGAATATTAAAGAGATTGCCAAAGAGATGGCGCGGGATGGCTACAATCCAAAAGATGACGGGGCGAATAATAGAGCATTAAAAGAATACCTACAGACGCAAGCAGGGCTGGAGAACTACAAAGAGTGGATAACGTCTATGCTTGCGGGGCAGTATTGTAGCGAGGACGTGGAGGAAGCCTTAAAAAATTGTACGGTAGCGGATTGGCTGGACGACATACTAAACACACCAGGCGAGCCTATGGCTAAAGATATTCTAGACGGCTGGCGCGATAAAGAGATTGCGGCGTGGACACGGATACTAGATGTGCTAGAGGGTACGCACGATAAGGTCAAAGAAGCAGCAAAAGACCCAGACGGCAAGTATTACCTGGAGCTATCGAAAAACCTGGGGACACTGTATGTGATGAGCAACGATGATTATAGCGTGGTTGAGGCGTATGACCTCTGGGCAATCCAGGACGAGTTAGAAAAATACGACAACTACTGGGCAGAGGCAGACTATTGGGAAATTGAAAACGCAGTAAGGTAAGGAGCGCATATCATGAATGACAAGCAATTAGACCAAGAAGTAATGTTGGAAAACATCATTGCGTGTGTAACGTGTATGGACAGATATAAGGATTATGAGGCGGCAGTTGACGACGATGGAGTTATATTTTTTCACGACATCAACAACGATAAGCCTGTGATACGCTTTAACGCTAGAGAAGTCTTAAAAGCTGTTGTAGACTATATTCAAGCAACTGGCAGCGACGAGGTAGAGGTTCGTCAAGACGGAATAACGCTATTTGCTGTTAAAGCCATTTATTAAATAAAATTGCCCCGCCCGAGGCATAAATCGGGCAGAAGGAGAACTATATGCAAAAAACTAAAAAGCCGATGAAGTTTATACGGATTGAAGAAGAACTTCTGAACCAGATTAAAGAGGTTGCGGAAAAGATGCACGCGTCTACAACGTGGACGGCAGGCTACCTATTAAGGCAACAGCTTAAGGCGATTGAGCAGGAGAAAACTGATGAGTAATAGGATGAGGGTAGTGAAGGCTAGTGATGAGCGTTTAGAGTTTGACAATGGTTTAGTTCTTGAGAGTTATCACAACCAAAGATGTTGCGAAATTAACTATCTTGATTTCGAGGAAGGTTTACCTGTTGGCACAGAATTACCTGCTATGAACGCTATAGAGTTTTATAAGGCTATTAAAATTAAGAAGGACGGGTTCAGCATTAAAGATATACACGGCATACCGAAATGGGTGCAAGCACGTAGCGAGCAGAACGGCTATTATTCATCTGATGTAGACCTAATCATCAGAGATAAGAATTGTGAGATAATACCGAAAGACCCTAAGTCTGGTGAATTTGCGGAGTTGTTCGAGGGAGAATGTTGATGAGTAAAACTATAATAATCCACGATGACCGAATTGACATATTGAAAGACGGTTATAACATCATTGAACGTACAGTTTATCTGAACGGACAAGATTTGCTGAGATTGTTAGGCGAGATAGAAGAAACGGAGGAAAAATAAAGCAAAAAAGTGTTGACAAATTAGAACGAGCTTGATACAATAAGAACATAGCAAAAGCAAAGGCTATAAAGGACATTTCAGCGATTAGACGGCAAAAGCAGCGGAGCGGCAACCACTAATAAAATAACCGCCGAGAGCCTACCCTAATCGCGACCTCACACAACCTAAACTGGAGCTATCAATCCCACATAACAACAACGTCAAGCAATAGCGAGACAGGTTACCGAATGGAAAACCTAGCGACTTGTGCGACAAGGGACGGTTGATGAACTTTAACAACTAGGATAATCAGAGCAAAACGACGCGGTTTTATTCTCAACCGCATAACTGGACTAACAATCAGGTCTCGTTTCATCTATGGATTGTTAGTCTAACTGGCGACATCAACCTTAAAGTAATTAACTCACTTAATGATATACACTCTGGTGTCGCCTTGCCCCAGTTATGCGGTTGACTTCAATCGTCTTGAATATCGTTTTGCCTTGATTGCTGAGTGCGATGTTTTTTGCCCACCCGTGCATCGTGCTTGGCAATCAGGGTGTTGTAGGCGACTGCGAGCGTCTACAACCTCTGGGATATATTCCACCATAGCTCAATAGGTAGAGCACTTCGCTGTTAACGAAGGGGTTTGTTGGTTCGAGCCCAACTGGTGGAGCCATATAATATTAAATAAGCATATCTAAGCAAAGGAGGTATGTATGAGTGTAACTTTACGAGAAGTGCTGGAGTTTAGCGGCTATAAGCCACTAGAGAACCAACAGGACGCGACTTGGTTACTGTCAAGACGCAACGAGTTCGCAGAGTTGCTAGAGGGGGCTGAGAGCTTGCTAGAAGACTTAGCCGAGCAACAAATAGAAGATGAAAACGACTTAAGAGCCGAGCTGGCGGAAGAATACGCCGAGCGGTCAAGACTAGAGGAGTATTGAGAATGGTAGATTATAGTAAAGAGTTTACATTATCAACTGCACCACAACGGTCGGCTGAGTGGTACAAAGAGCGTGCGGGCAAGCCGTCCGCAAGTATGCTTGCCGAGTTATTCGAAACTAAGCGAGATGGCACACCTACTGCTAAGGCTAAGGAATACTTAAAGAAACTAGCGTTTGAGCGACGTTTTGGCGTTACTTATAATAGTTTTCAGACCAAAGCTATGGCAGACGGCGTGTATTTTGAAGATTTTGCTAAGCTGGTGTATCAGAAAGACACTGGCAATAAATTGTCTGAGGCATTTTCTTACATATCAGATTGGTTCGTCGCAACAGCAGACGCAAATGTAGTCGAGGCAAAGACCTCAAAGAAAGGGCTACTTGAATGCAAGGTGGTTGGTGATAATACCTTTATGGATATTATGGAGAATGGAATACCTCACAAGCACGAACTGCAAGTTCAGGGTCAAATGATGGCTTCTGGAGTTGATTGGGTAGATTACATAGTGGTCAACCTTAAAACTCAGCATTACATCATCATACGTATCGAGCGGAATGACGAGCTCATCAAGCAGATTTACGAGCGATTGCACGAGCCACTAGATTTGCCAGAGTTGTCCGACTTAGGAGTGAAGAGTTTTGACCCAGAATTGCTCACACAATATATGAATAATAACCAAGGTATCGCTGAAAATGAAGAAGTAGTGATACCAGATGATATAGGATTTTAGAAGATATGAAAATTGACGTAACACACATCTCGTCAGTTTACCCTCTCGGGACGACTGACGGGACGACATACACAATTGTTCCGAGGAGATGAAGATGAAGAACACCTTAACCAAAATCTGGTGGAGTTTTCTTGTGTTTTTGCTTATCGTAACAATCAGAGGCTTTTTCATTAGCGTTGGGCATACTAATTATCCCGTGGAAGAAAAGCTATCTGAGAAAGACCTCTTCTTAATGGCAACGAAAGATTGCTATAAACAATCGGCGTCCACTTTAGGTCTTGAAGAGAATAACCCGATTGTTGTTGAGTATTGCGGTTGCTATGGTAATACGATGGGACAAAAATATAATGGTATGACCAAGCGAGAGCTTGTGTCGCACACGCAAGAGTTTGTAAAAATTGGAGAGCAATGCGCCGCTGACGTAAGCTCAAGGTATCAACAATATCAATAAAGAAAGGATTATGTTATGGCACAATTAACATTTGTACTTGGACGAAGTGGAACAGGTAAAAGTTCATCTCTAAGACATCTTAAAAAGGCGGACGGAGTTGGCTACATCACCGCAACTGGTAAACCACTGCCGTTCAAAAACGATATCCCACAATTTCACGCTAAGAATTATGGTGAATTGGCGGCAGTCATCAAAAAAAGCACCAACCCTATTATAGTAATCGATGACTTCAACTACTTTATGAGTTTTGAAGAGTTTTCGAAAGCTAATATTAAGGGATACGACAAGTTCACCGAGATGGCAGTCAACGTGGTCAATATCATTGAGTTGATTACGAAGAAAGACACAGACCAGCGATTTTACATCCTGGCTCACAGCGAGCAAAACGACGAGGGCTTACTGAAGTTGAAAACAACTGGTAAAATGGTAAGTGATAAGTTCGTTCCTGAAGGATTGACAAATCAGGTAATCGAAACAGCAGTTATCGACGGTGAGTTCGTCTTTAAGGTGAGGACTGATGGTACAGGTATTAAAACACCACTAGGAATGTTTGAAGCCGACACCATCCCGAATGACCTTAAAGAATTGGACAAGGCAATAGTAAACTTTTATAAATAAAGGAGGACAATATGTCAGAAGAAGAAAAGTTGCAGAAAGAGTTATTAAAAGAATTAGAGAATAACGACGTCAAGGTCGCAGAAAAAGAAGCGAAGAAGATGAAGGAAAACATCCTGAATGGGGATAATGGTAATTGGCTCGGACTTGGTGTTCACGAAGTTTCAGTAGATAAGGTCAAATTGTTCCGTGCAAATACAGGCACACTAGGTATGGAGTTTACTGTCAGCAATGCTGATGGTAAAGCCACAGTCCCTATGTGGTTAAGTGAGAAGTCTTTGCCTCTTGTAATTGAGCGATGTAGCCGTTTGATGGTTCTTAACGCTCCAGAAGAGAAGAAAAACGATACTCGCACTTTTATGAGCAATATCCTCAGTGCTAAAGAGCTGTTCGACACAATAGTCAAGACATTGACTCATTGTAAGAAGGTCAACAAAGAGTTCAAGTGCTGGCTGGTAGCAAAAGAAAGCGAAACTCAGACTTATACTAATGACAAAGGCGAGGAAAAACCACAAATTGACCGTTATTTGTTAAGTTACCAGCCTAAAGAAAAAGCTAAGACTGCCGTTGAAAAGATGATTGACGACAGCGAAGATGTAGACCTCTCGGAAGTTCCATTCTTAGATTAAATGTAAGCGTATAGCCCGCATCACGGGCAACTTGGGATAATCTATTCGTTCTTTTAGACCTTTGCACCCAGGTTGCCTATTATGCGGGCTATATAGGAATAATATGTTAGAGCGGTATTTTAAGAGAAAAGAGCAAGAGCGTTTCAAAAAACGCGGTTGGATAATAATCCAATTAGTAGCGGGTTCAGGAGTACCTAGTGGTTTCCCAGACACGCTATTTTTAGCACCAAACGGTTATCATTGTTTCGTCGAATGGAAGAAGTCAGAAGACGCAAAGAAGCAACCACTTCAACCATATTGGAACGCTAAATTAAATGGTATGAAGCACGATACTTTTTTCGCCGAGCCAGAAAACATTCAAGAAATATTAAGTGAAATATTAAAGAAAGGAAGCTTATGAGTTTTTCGCTATACCCATCTCAGGAAGACTACCTCAAGAGGTTAGGAAATAAGCCATACATATTTGCTGGGGTCGGCTCTGGTAAAACTCTTATGGCACTGTTCAGAGCATATCGTACAGGTTCACGCAAAGTCTTAGTTATTTGTCCAGCATCTGTCCGCGATACCAAAGTTTGGGAACTCGACCTTGAGAAATCAGAGTTAGAGTTCGATGATTTCCAGGTCAAGGGTTACAGTTTCTTACAGAAGTTCAAAGACGTCGACTTCTCAAAGTACAAAGATTACTATGTTATCATCGATGAGGCTCACAAGATAAAGAATAGCCAAAGTAAGCAAGGTCTGGGAGCATTTTACTTGTGCAGATTGACCGAGCGAGGCTATTCACTTCTAAGCGGTACGCCGATGAGTAAATGGGCAGACGCCGTAAATTACGCTAAGATTACAGGATTAGTCAAAAATAAGACAGAGTTTTATAATCGATACGTCATCGAAACCCGAGTTAAGGGTTATCCAGAAATCGTTGATTATGTACATAAGGAGGAGCTGGTAAAATGGTGGAATAGTATTGCATTAAGAGGTCGCTCAGAAGAGTTCGTGGAGCTACCAGAGAAGCAAGTCATTCGCGTCGATATACCAATCAAGCGAAAAGAATATGTCAGTATGCTAAAGACATATATGACAGAAGATGGAGAAGTACTCGACAGCCCTTCGAAATTGACTTGGGCATTACGTCAATTTGCTGAGGTGGCACCTGAAAAGATAAATTGGACAGTTGAGAAGATTGAAGGATTAGACAACTGTTTGGTATTCGTCAACACCGTGAATGCGATTGAGAAGTTGAGCGAGGCATTAAAGAAGAAAGGTATTAAGCACGGTGTTTGGTACGGAGCTAAGAAAGACAAGTTTACAGACCAAAACGTGATGATTGTGCAATACCAATCTGGCGGAACTGGCTTAAACTTGCAGAAGTTCAATACCACTATCTTCTTAAGCCCTTGCTACAGTTTTATTGACTACTCACAAGCAGAAGGTAGGACATACAGGAACGGTCAGTCGAAACGATGTGTGTTTTATCAACTGAAGTCGCAACATACAATTGACGCGGCAATCTATAAAGCATTGAATGCGAAAAAAGACTTCGATAATAACTTAACTAATTTGGACGACAAGACTATAATAGAATTATTAAATGGCAACGCCTAGGAGGGAAGTGAATGTAAATGTGTATTTTAATTTGGATAATAATTGTAATATGCTTGCTAGGTTTCGTAGCAATATCAGAACACGAAATAGCCAAGCAAGATGAAGAATGGATGAAGGAGGAGAAGAAATGGAAAAAGAAGTAAAGCCTTACTACGAGGACGACTATCAGTCATTAGATGAGGTCGACACGGTAGACTTGCTGGAGATGAAGGAGGGTGCATTAAACGACCTGAACGAGAGCGAACGCACAATCCATCGAATTAACCAGATATTAGCTAGTCGTGCAATTTATGCCACGCAACTAGAATTATTCTAAAGAAAATAATTACCAGAAAGGGAACAATTTATGTTTACAAATACTTCTAAAAAATCTGACAAACGTAAGACTTTAGAAAACGAAGCACTTGAGATTATCGAAAAACTCGCAAAAGAATTACTAGAGGCATTAGATGCAGAACCTAAGTTGCGTCAACACGCTGACGAGCTGTCGTCAACAATAATTGAAAATTATGATGAAAACTCCGACCTTGCAAAGAATATAAAATTCGCTGTACGAGTTTTGATGGTAGTTGATGTTATCAATAGTGTAGGAACTAAGTTTGAGGACACATCCGACGTGAAGACTGCACTTGTTATGACTGCCGAGACTGTGTTTGGATTGTCGAGATTGGAAGCTGTCGCACTTGCGGACGGCATCGGCGAAATCGTTTTTAAGTCATACCAAGGACTTCCTCAAGACGGCAAGAAAAATGGAGCCGTCGACAAAACTCTATATATGTTAGCTGCGTGTTTTGACACTTTAGAAAAACATCCAAAAGAGGACTAAAAAATACTGCAAAACTGCCGTCTTGCAAACGGTCGCACCTTTCTTTTATTAAATTAAAATTGGAGATATATAGTAATCATGGCAAACTTCTCTGGGCTAAACACCCTACTAGATGAGATTGACAAAACAGTCTCAGACAAAATTGACGATAAAATATCAAGCGAAATACCCGAGCTGAAAAAACTTGTAAAAGACGCTGAGAAATCTATCAAAGAAAATATACCAGTCAAAATTGAGTATGATGGCAAGATTCACGAGGTTAAAGGCTTACGCCACAAGTCTCTGGATAACCTGATTGTTATGGCTTCGCAGAAAATCCCTGTAATGTTAGTCGGAATGGCAGGAACTGGAAAGACGCACGCTGCCTCTCAGGTCGCTGAGGCGTTGGGATTGAACCACTACACAATGTCGGTAGGTGCTCAAACCTCAAAATCAGACATAATTGGCTACATGCACGCTTCGGGAGGCTACGTGCCGACACTCTTCCGAAAAGCGTATGAGGAGGGCGGAGTATTCTTGATGGACGAAATCGACGCTGGCAATGCTAACGTTCTTATTCAGGTGAACGCGGCACTGTCTAACGGGTTCTGTGCCTTTCCAGACAAAATGGTGGAACGACACAAGGACTTTGTCTTTATCGCTTCCGCTAACACGTTCGGAAACGGTGCTAATCGTATGTACGTCGGTCGTAACCAACTTGACGCTGCCACGCTTGACCGCTTCGCTGTCTTGGTCTGGGATGTTGATGAGAAGCTGGAAGATAAAATGGCAGAGTCATACGGCAAGACTGGCAAGAAATGGCTCAAGGTCGTGCGAGAACTGAGAAAAACTATCGAGGAAGACGGTATCCGAGCTTTGGTAACGCCACGAGCTACTATAAAAGGCTGTTCTTTATTGAATGCTGGGCTTGATTTTGACACTGTCTTAAATGCTGTGATTGTAGAAAACTTACCAAATGATAAGAAGTCGCGTTTTCGAGATATAGCTAAGGAGAAATGGGACGGAAAATCAAAGAAAGAAAAAAAACGTGGACTAGTCTTCGACAAAAGCAGTTTTGAAATGTTTTAGTAGGTGTTTATGGAATTGATAGACTATAATACATTGAAAGACATCGAGCGGGGGGACGGCTACATCTTCGGAAAGTTCTGCGATGAGACTACTAAGACAAAACTGGGATACCTTGAGAATAAAGAGCTTTGCGGGAAGTTCGAGGGTGTCGACATATTCTTAAACGCTTTGACAGATACTAGCTTGAAGATTGGGAAGTATGGAAACAGTTCTCAAGAGAAGGGTAAAAACGACTTCCACTTCTTCGAAACTTATGATGAGGCGATAGACACTTTCAAGAATAATCCGTCTAAGGTTGCAAACTTCATCGAGAAAGACGACAAGATTTTGGGCGGTGATGGTGCTGGTATGAGTATAGAGTATGACGTTACAGGCGACTTCATCGACATGGGCAGATACGTCGAGGGGATACCTGAGACTTTCGGGAGCATGACCAACGGAAATCCACGTTCTAAGCGAGTAAACATTCTAATACCAGCTATGGTAAGCTGTGATGTCGACCACGAACTAATAAATAAACGGTCTGAGCGAGTAAAACGGCTGGTAGATTGGCTGGAAACTAACCAGGTTCGATGTGCGGTTACTGTTATGTACACAAACGACAACGCACATTGCGAGATAGTCGTCAAGAAGTTTGATGAGGTCTTTAATATAAACGATATAGCAATCGCTACGCACTCTGATTTTTTCAGACGCTGTCAATTCAAATTTCGAGAGAACTCGCCTACGCTTGAACCCCTTGGATATGGAAACTCCAGGCAATTCTGGAACAATACCGAGCTGGAGGATATAGTCAAGCGGGAGTACAGCAACGAGTTTAACGTCGTGATTGGCAGTAAATTGTTACGAGAAGACCAAATAGAAAAAAATATGGACGAACTCGAGGAAGTCCTCAAAAAAATAATATTCGAAGACCAAAACAAGGAGAACTTCATAGGTTGTATGTTGGGGAGCAAATAATGAAAAGGAATATTAAAGGACGTAATTACAAAATACCGACGTACAAAACCTACAGCAAAAAAAGAAACTCGCACTACGCAATTTATCCGTAAACAGTTGATAAACAGCAATGGAGCAATATGCTCGCTCTGCAACAAGCCGATTGAAACAATGAAGGATTGCACGATTGACCATATCATACCAGTCAGCAAGGGAGGCTTGACGACAATTGAGAACTGTCAGTTAGCACATAAAAATTGTAACCAGCGTAAAGGTAATAAGGAGGAGATATATGTATCCAGCATGCCCAACTTGCGGAAAGCCAACTAAGACGATAGATAGTGAATATTGTCAAGGCACATATTGTGATGGCGTGCCAAGAGGGTATCCGTCGAGAAAGAAGCCACATACCAAGAAAAAGCTCACACGGGCAATGAT